TTCATAAGCCTTTTGTGACTTACTCAAACCTTTACGTACACTCTCAGGTAAATACCTACCACGTTTCCTGCGCGGTTTCTTCTCGTCACCTTTTGTGACATATCCCCACTTTTGTTTGGTCCACTTCTTTAAACTTCGCTGTGATTTTTTAAGTGCCATTACTTATATCCACCACCTGCTTTTTTATATGCTCTTGCTAATAATTGCGCCTTCCGAATGTCGAGCTGACCATTGGCCAGCTCTACCTCCTTTTGACCCAGCCTTAATTCGGTAGAACAATCTTTTACGAAGCGTAGGCTTGGTGTAGTTACCCGCTTCATTAACTCTTGATTTAGATCTTTTCTTTTTTCTCATTTACCAACCTTCCTCATTGCACTAGTATGTGACTGACTAAACGTAGCTCCTCTGCGCATTGCTGCTACCATAGATCGTAAATGCTTTGCAGTGTGATGCCTTGCATGTCTACGCATTGCTGCTACTTGTCTTTTACTTAATCCTGTTACGCTAATACCTTTTACTTTCATTACCATTTTACTCTGTTTGCCCAGTAAGCCGCACTCATCTTACCTTTCGCTATATTTCTTGCGTGTCTTGCCTTAAATGATCTGCGCTTTGCTTTCATTCGTGCAGACTCGCCTTTGCGTGGCTTACCAGCGGTTCTTGCTCCTTGCTGACCAAAACGAATTAACTTATATCTATCACCAGACTTGGCCATCACTACATGAGACTTTGTCTTGTGACTTGGAGTTCGCTTTGGCTTATTCACTCCGCGCAGTCCTAGTCTGCGCATAGTTGCCTTAACTCGTGCAGGTACGGCCATTATTTTTTAAAGATACCTGCGATTAAATCTTGGACCACTTCAGCAAACTCTTTGAATAGCTCGCCTTCTTTTTCTTCTTTGACAAATGGGATGTTAATCTTGTCATTCATTAACTGCGCCATTTTATCTGCAAACTCTTCAGACTGTGTATAACCAACAGCTTGGTCTTTCATTTTATCTGCTTGCTCTTCAGCAACCTTTACTAACATTGATTTAATGTCCATTAGCTTTTCCTTTTATTTTAATTGCTAAATATATGATACTCATTACTGCAACTATGCATTGTAATAATAAATTTATTTCTGCAAGATATACTCCATAATTTGCAAAACTAACCGATGTTACTTTTAAACTGTCCATTAATGTTTTCCATTGATGCGACTTAGACTACCATCTATACGAGACACTTGATTGTCTAAGTCATTAATTTCTTTAGTTAATGCATCAAATTTACGATCTAACTTATCATCCGATGCATTCCATCTATTGATTAATTTTATAATCATGCCTTCCATGTTTTCTAATGTTTCTGACTGGCCTTTATTTTCTACTTTTAAATTTTCAAGTTGTTCTTGCTGCCTAGCACTTTTATTAGACAGTGAAATGACTAAATAAACAAACATAGCACCTACTACGCCTATCATTCCAGCTTCGCCATATACAGCCATAAAATCCATTACTGAACTATTACCTCTTCCAATCTTTGATGCCTATAGCACCAATTACTATAATCGCTGATATTACCATGAAACCAATGAACAGTTGAATCAGCATCCATTATCTCGATAAAAACTGTATTTGTAACTGTATCCTGCGGTGTGAGAGGTATGCTTGCGATTATCCAGCCGTTGCTTCCGCAACTTTGAATTATAATGATACTTAACAGGAATATCATAACTCGTACTAACAACTTTAAAATCTCCATTATCTAATTGTTCTATTACTTTGTTCATAGCACCATCCACCATGCGATACCAGTTTCTACCACTATATCAGCCATCGTATTGTATGCCCACGCTTTTTTTGTGCCATAGGTTTCTTCGTCACCTTCAATAAACCATTCAAATATCTCCCATAATACACCGATTATGAATACACCCATAACACACCAAAAATCTGACCAACTTAACCATTGGAATATTTTACATAAAAACGCACCTGCTGCTAAATGGTACGCAGTCCATCCATCTAACTGTCCTGTGCGGTATTGCCAAGACACTAAAGTTGCTAATGGATTTTTCATCTATCCACCACCTTGTTGTTTATAATTTTATGTTTTATAATGTCGATGCGCCCATGAGAATCGCAACCTTTATCTTTGCATGCTTTTACATACGCAGTTTCTATCGTAGCAAATGAATCGGATCTTTGAGTTATCTCACCATCCACTAGCAAAAAATAATCTTTCGCAGCAGATGGATAGGTCAAAGATTTCTTTGTGCCATCAGCCATAGCAATCGTCTTTACCATTCCTGGCTTAGTATTCTTGTGTATTACTACATCAAAATCTTGGGCGCATCGTCTTACGATCATTCTTCTGCTTCTTCTTCCTTGGCAAGTGATTCTTCCATCATACGAACAAAACCATCTTTACTTACCATCAACTGCTGTTGAATAAAGTTATTCTGATTGATCTTGTCATCTATATTTTTTAGATGCAGATAAATCTGTTTTTGTTCATCATTAAGATCTTTGTTCACATCGTACTCTACGTCATTGAGTGTCAAGATCGGTCCATTTTGTTTTTCTTTTTTGGCCACTATTGACTCCTTGTTTGTTAATTAAATTATTCTTCTTCTTCTTTGCTTAATCTGTTTTTATAATCTGATCTTGCAACTATTAAAGCAATTAAATCATCTTCATTAGCTGGAATTTGAGTTACAGATTCATCAGCATATAGTTTTGGCAACCACTCAGCAATCATTCGTTTTTTACAACTAGCAACCTTACCATCTATTGCACTATTTACCCAAGCTTCTACATCTATTAAATCGTTTTTTAAAACCGATTCTTCTGTAGCAGTTAGTGTTCTTTTTTTAATATCCATTATTATGTCCTTTGTATTATCTTATTTCGGATAGGTTATTTCGCCTAACATACGAGGTATCCACTAAAATATGATGCAGTACCTATATCTAATTGAGCTGATCCTGTTGATTGAAAAACTTGTATTTTTGCTGTATCATTTACATCCATATCTGCTAAAACGCTATTATTAAAAGACCAATAAGCTGCATCTTGTCCAAAGTCTGGATCAATAATCATAGTATATGTTCTATTAGAAGTGACGATATAAACTTGAATATAATCTGAAGCACTATCTACTTGTTTTCCATAGAGACTAACATTCAAAAAATACTTTCCTGTAACTGGAGCAGTAAATGTATTAGAAGCAAAATTAGAGCCTTGATCAAATCTTTCTACATCAAAAACAATATCTGTAACAGTATCTACAGCTATATTTGTTTGTTCTGCATTTGGTTGCACTAAGAAAGCTGGCATAGTTGTAGACATATATTTATCAGCATGAACTGTAGCGCCACTATCTTGTGCCATATAAACAGCAGTTACAGAAGCATTACCAAGTGTTACTGAATTATCTGCTACTGCTGTTGCAGTTCTTCCTATTGCTATTCTATTAATTGCACCTGAACCATTAGCACTTGCTTCGCTACCTATAATAACATTAGCCTGTCCTGTGGTTATGCTATCTCCAGCAGATCTACCTATGGCTACATTATTTTTAGAATCACCTTCAGCAACATATAGAGCTTGATAACCTACAGCTACGTTTGCATTTCCTGTTAATGCAGATGCAGAATTTGAACCTAATGCTTGAGTTCCTACAGCTACATTCAGCTCTGATGTTGTACCTTCTTTTAATACTTCATATCCAATAGCTACATTATCTCCAGCTCCAGTACCATCAAGCATTCCTTGATAACCTATTACTGTATTTCTTGCTCCATTTACATTATTTGTAAGAGCTTCATGTCCAATAGCTATCGTTCCTGTTTGAGCATTTGTGCCTGTGCTGTTTAAAGCATCTGTACCTATTGCAATATTTCCTTTAACTACTGTAGATGCAGTATTAAGATTTCCACCTATAAATGAATCTTTACCTATTGCTATATTACTATCAATTAAACCACTAGTTCCTTCATCTAATGATTGACCAGCCGCCATACCAATAAGAATGTTTCCGTTCTCACCAGCACCCATTTCTTTACCAGCATTTCTACCAATGGCTACATTCGCACCACCTGTTACCAAATCTTGTAAGGCTGTATCACCTATAGCTACATTTGAACCACCCGATGTCATGGAATTTAATGCTAAATATCCTACTGCTATATTACCAGCACCCGAAGTCAAATTATCTAATGTACCAAAACCAACTGCAACTGTTCCACTTGCAGTAGATTCTAAAACACCTACACTCATTGAAGCATATCCAATAGCAGTACAATTATTCACATCATTAGAGACTACACTACCCA